CCGCTGTGTATTAAAAGATTTCAACATGATTTTTATTCTGGTTATAAGCCTATTTGCTTTTGCAAACTCCATACCTCTTGAAACTCGTTGTTTCCAGGATGGAATGCTAGTTGTCGATCAAGTTATGTCTCACGGCATTGCTGAGATATGTGTAAAGGATGATGTAAGCATAATCAAGACGATATCTCAACAGCAGAGGAATACAACACTCTTCTCAAACAGGGTTTATCGTAAAATGCTTGTCCAAAATTATGAAGACTGCAATCCGGTAGAAGTGCCGAATGGTCCAATAATGATATTCAAACCTGACAGAAGCCTCATGCTTATACCCCACACATTTGCGTGTAGGACAGATTGCACGATATCATTAGACTCAGAAGAAGCTAATATTATCCTGCATTCTGATAAGCTGAACCATTATGAGGTTATGGGAACTACAACAGCTACAAGGTGGTTTCAGGGTAGTACGACCTATTCCTTAGAACACACTTGTGAACACATACAAGTGACATGTGGATCAAAAAGCCTAAATTTCCATGCTTGTTTTAAGTACCATATGGCTTGTATTAGATTTATGAATAGAAGCTACATGCCAGCCTTTATAATTAAATCAGTTTGTCAAAATAAGGAGCTAATTATTATGTGTTGTTTGGTCTTGATAATATTCTCACTTCTTTATATCATGACACTTACATATATCTGTTATATATTGATACCTATCTTCTATCCATTGACATACCTATATGGGATACTTTATAATAAATCATGCAAAAAATGTTACTATTGTGGTCTAGCTTACCATCCATTTTCAAAATGTGGGAAAAATTGTGTCTGTGGGTCTATGTTCGAGAACTCTGAAAGAATGAAGATGCACAGAGAATCTGGGTTATGCAAAGGCTATAAATCCCTAAGAGCTGCTAGAATTCTATGTAAGAATAAAGGTTCATCATTTGGCTTGGCTTTAGCATTATCATTTTTACTTCTTTCATTTGTTCAGCCTATAGAAAGTATGAAGCTAAAATATGAGCAAGAAGTCATAGAAATAGATGAAGTTACAGAAGAATTTGATCTGCTTATTAGTAAAGTGCAGTATTCAAAAGAAACACATCTGATCTTCATTGGGGTCAATATAGCTATACTAGTAATGATCCTCCTATTTGTGCTCTTGAAATCAAAAATTGAAGATAAACTCCTGAATAAATACATATTTTTATGTGATGAATGCCAAATGACTCACCCAAGAAAGGGACTACGATTCTTCTTTAATGGTATATTCACCAATAAATGCAATACATGTATGTGCGGCTGCAACTACAACGAATTCATGACAAATACAGATGATGATTACACAATTCCCATGACACACACATTGACTGCAGCATGCTACACTCCTGCAAGATATTATGTTTTCAGGAAAGTTAGCAACTGTTTCAATTCAGTCGTAATAGGGACACTCATAATTTTGATTTTAGTATCAATAAGTGCTGCTGCAAATAATGAAAATTGCATTAAGCCATCAGCCTTTAGAACAGTTACTGACCCTATTGTCTGTTCTGCATGGATGAATGTCCCCTCAAGTTGCACTGAGCCGCCACAGATTACCAGCCTATTCGGGAATAACGTTCATGAAATTGAAGTAAGGCAGATAGAACCAATAAAGAGTGACCTACATAAATTGCTTGAAGAATCTGAGAAAACAAGCAGCCCATTGAAAGCATATTTGTTAGAAGAAGCAGCAGTCAAACTGCATTGTCAAGAGATTTCTGGTTTTAATACAGAGACCGGCAAATTTAATAGCGAACTAAAGAAGCAATTGGCCATAAAACAATTAGAAGTTTGCTCAACAAATAAAGCAGACAAGGCTTGCAAGTGCTTTATAGGTGATGCGGCCTGTGACACATCAGATGCCTTGTCAGACATGGTCACCTACTATAAAGCCAATAAGCAAGTCTTTAAGAATGATCTTCAAAAAATAATAGCTGCATTATCAAAGGTTTACCCTGGCTTGCTAGCAAAGGAGTTTAATTTAGCAATGAAGCATTCTAACTTGTCTCAAGTAAAGGTGTTAGCTGAGAAACTTAAATCTAATTTTGGGAATGCTAAGGCTGCCTGTTCAGTAATCAATATTTTAATAAAATCTTTAGCAGATGCTGAATTGAATGCTATAAATCCTAAAACAAAGCTTTTGAAAGATTTACCAGAATTTGAACCTGTTTGGAAAACTGAGAGCATCTTTAAAACTATTCACCAGGCTAGTGCAATTAAGACATGTGTAAATTTCAAATTTTACCAATGTAGGACACCATTGAGTAGTAGATTAGTAATTGTTTTGACCTGCAACAATGAAAACAACAAATTTTACAAGGTACCTGACCAAGGTTATAGTTTGAAGCATGCAAGCCCAACAACATTATGTGTTGGGGATCCTTATTGCGAATTGGAATTTATTCCTGTGCAAACCAATGAAAAAAATGATCTAGAATCAATGGCCTGTACACAAATAGATAATAATAAAATAGATAATTCTAAAATGATGCCCATAACAAAATGCAAGAAAGTTTCTACTCAAACTTGTGTCTACCAAAACCTAAATAAGACCTTTATGGAATGTTCTAATGGCTATTTCTATGAGTACTACCAGGAGACCGTTCAGTCTGGCAAAGATGAGATAGGTATTTCTTGCTTTGACAAAGGATGTAAGCAAAAGTCATTCCCTCATCATGTGTCTAATCTGAAAGGGTGTGTCCCTCATGTTGCTAATATGACTCCAAGAAAACTAAAACAGATTGTTTATGAAAATATAGAACAATTGAAGCATAGTATCCAGGAGACAATAAAAACAGATTTAATTGAACACAAATATAAATTAACTATGAACCTGCCTCATATATCGCCAAGTTTTAGGACCATATCAATTCAAGGGACTGAAACAGATTCTGGCATTGAGAATTCATATATAGAAACCAATGTTATAGTTAGGTCAGGTTCATCAGTGGGCGTGACTCTTTCCACAAAAAAGGGAGAAAAACTATTTGATCTCGTTATATTTGTAAAGAATGCATTCTATGAAAGTATAGCAAATCCAATTTACACAACTGGACCAACTGTGGGCATAAATGTGGAACACAATGAGCAATGCACCGGAACATGCCCAACTAACCTTAAAAAACAAGGTTGGCTATCATTCCAAAAAGAACATACCAGTAGTTGGGGTTGTGAGGAATTTGGGTGCCTAGCTATTGGAGCAGGATGTGTCTATGGGCATTGTAGAGATATAATTAGACCAGAAATGAAGATTTTTAAATTATCCACAGAAGAGCAGCCCAGAGTGAATGTTTGTATATCAATGCCCGATTCTAGCTACTGTCACGAAATTAACAGCTTTACACCAATAATAACTGACCAGATAGAAGTGCAATTTCTTTCAAATGAAGCAGGAAGGATACCTAAGATTTTTGCATACAAATCACATAAAGTATTAACTGGTATGATAAATGATTTTGGTAGCTTTTCAAAGATGTGTGGCAGTGTTCAACAAGTTGAAAAAGAAGTTTTTGGTGCTGGAATACCAAGGTGGGATTACATATGTCATGCTGCATCTAGGAAGGACATTGTTGTATCTAAATGTTATGATAATTTTTATGATTCTTGCTTAAAATTATCACCAGAAGAAAACTTAGTGTTTGATGACCAAACAAATAAGATAATACAAATTAATAGACTCCTGGGCGAAATACGGCTCAAAATCAAATTAGGCGATATAACCTACAAACTTTTTGAGAAGAATCCCTCATTCGATCTGAAAGCATCATGCGTGGGATGTCTAGATTGTATGAAGGGAATTGATTGTGAATTAACCATATTGTCTAGTAGCGACACTGTTTGTCCAATAACGTCCACATGTGAATTACATCATAACAATATAAAAATAGAAGCTAATACACAAAAATATGGAATAAAAGCAAAATGCTCTGCAGAAACAATAGAAATACAAGTATGTGAAAACAAAATAGAAGTTCAAATTTCCATAATAGACAGGCATGAAGTATTGGAAGTTGGAAACAGTGACCAGACTTATTTTGTCAAAGAAAAAGATATGAGATGTGGCACATGGCTATGCAAAGTTTCAGAGCAAGGTATAGGTTCCATATTTTCACCATTTATGTCTATATTTGGACACTATGGGAGAATAGCATTCTACACTGTCTTAGGGCTAATAGTTTTCTTTTTAGCAGTTTATATCCTTCTACCAGTTTGTGGCAGACTAAAGGATCTTCTCAAAAAGAATGAGATTGAATACGAGAGAGAACTTAGGGGCTTCAAGAGCAGAATTAGGTAAACCTGAGCAAGTGTATAATTGAGAATAACAGGAATATAATGAATAAAACAAAGAGACACAAGGCAGTAAATAACATATAAAAACATAAAATAAAACCACAAAAAAATAAAAAAACACAAAAAAACACAAAAAAACAAAAAAACACATAAAAACAAAAAATAAAATAAAACAAAGAAACAACAACAAAAAACACAATAAAACAGCTGCAGAAAGCACACTGAAATATAAAGGAAACACCTAAGCACAAATACAAACTGCTATCATAATTAAATATATTCTATAAGAATAGTAAATTTGAAATTTAGAACTATCAAGCAATGCCATGAGTAGACAATCCTTTAATATACAGCGGAG